AACATAGATAGTGAGCAAAGAAGTTCTGTTACATCGCAGATTTCGTTTTCTTCCCCTGCGAGCATTTCATCAAGTTCTTCCTTGATTAGAGCAATAAGTCCTGCACGGACAGCGATTAGTTCTGCTGGGTCGTGCATGAGGTCGTCGGCCTTCTCTACGTCAGCTTCTACGGCCTTCCAGTTGTCAGGAATTAAGTCCTCTTTGCCAAGTGCCTTAGCACGAGACTTGATGTGAGCCTTAACTGCTGCTGGGTTCTTTGCACGGCCTGATGCCTGAATAGCGTTCTTCAAGTCTTTAACAGTCTTGATTGGGTATGATCCGTCAGACATTGCTGCGCCTGATTCGGCTGCTGTTTCACGCTCTGCTGTTGTGAACTCACGCTTCTCAACTTCTGCGTCTGCAGTCTTAAGTGGGCTGTTTTCAAGAACGCTAACAAGAGCTTCGTCTGACGTTGCTGGGAGTGTTGGGATGTCCTCTGAGTCCATAGATGAACCTTTACCGGTTCCACCACAAGCTTCGCAAGCGTGCGTTGAAGCACCAGCGTCAACCCCAGTGTGAACTTCGCCTGTTCCGTTACAACCTGAGCAAGCAAGGTAGAACTCGCCAGTCGCTAGGTCAGGAGCGTTGTTTACTTCTTCTGAGTTGTCTTGCATCTCTACTGATTTGGTCATTACGTCACCTACTGATTTAGCCAACTCAAAAGAGCAGGACGGGTTTGCTGGTCGGTCTACTACTGATACTTCTACGATTTGCCCACCCTTAATTACTCCCTTAGGAGCACGAGGGTCGTTCATGTCAACGTATGCGCCCTTGATGCCGATTGAGAAACCGGTGTAAACGCCTTCTTCAACCTTCATAGCTGCAACTGGGTCAACAATCTTTGCACCAATGGTAAAGCCTGATCCCTGTGATGTCATTGAGGTTGCCTTGCCTACTGCCTTTGAACCATCGTGTTGTTCACGGATGTTTCCAATTTTGAACCAAGCCGGAACAGCTTCTTTGAGCCACTCAGGGTCGCAGATTTGCTGGTCGAGGTCAAGCGTGTCGTCGGTGGCTAGTCCCTTGACGTTAAGGTAACCCTTGTCGTCTCGTGATTTCTCTAAACCGCCAAAGAAGGCATAGGTAATTTCTGACATTTATTATTCTCCTGTTGAATCTGATTTGTCTGGGTATACATCTGTAAACCAGCACATACAGTTTGGATGTTCGGGTGGTGGCAATTCTGATATGTCGTGCGGATTGGCAGATTCCAAAGTCAAGCATTCAATGCAAGCCGTTGGTTCCGTAATCCAGTTGAAACCAATTGCTCCGTTTTCAGCAGCAGTATCTAGGTTTGCAAGGTTGTATGCACGATTTGTTTCTGTTGCAGCAATTATCTCTGCACGGTCTGGGTCGTCAATTATCTCGTTAACCGCATCCGATATTGTACGGTGATTGTCACCGTTTAAAACGCCATCTTTAATGGCTGTGTAAATTCTGTTTTGAGTCGTATCATCTATGTTCTTAATAGTAATACCGGCTCGCTCAATGAGCTGTTGAACACGAGGACCAACAATGGCAGAAGGATTTGCACCTTGTCCTAATGATGCTCCGTCTTGATAGACATTGACCAGCATCCGAACCGACTTCTTGCGGTCAAAGTTAATGTGGGCATCTACAGCCATCTTTGCTGCAACGGCTGCGTCTAAAGTAACGCTTGAGGCTATTGCTTCTTCAATGGCTTTATCTACACCAAAGATACTTCCAGCAAGAGCAGCTGCAATTGTTGCCTTGTGCTTTTTTGCTAGGGCAATAATGTCTTTGAGTTTTGGATGGGGCTTGCCTTTGACTATGTCAGGTACAACAGATTTCTTTTTAATTGCTTTGTAGAAATCATCCCAAAATTCTTGATCACGACCAAAATCATCTTCAATTGTTGATGTTGAGTCAGATTTGCTTTTAATAACTGTTGCCTTGGCTCTTTCGTTTAAAGAAGAAACGTAAGTGTCAATGTTTGTTCTTTGCTCTGTTGTAAGAATAGACATTTGCTCAGGGCGTTGCAATAGTGACATTACTTCTGCGTGTAATTCCATAGGACTTGTTGAGGCGTAAGCACTTACTTGATAGCCAAATTGGAACATAAGCGTTGGTTTGCCATCATATCTACCTAAGAAACCTGCATCTTTAGCAGCAGCAACATAAGGATTAGTTTTAGTTCCCCAACTTGACGGCTCTTTTAACGTTCCATTTGATGCGTTCATGTTTTGAACAACGTGAGCAAGTTCATGGTTTATCGTATCTTCAGCTGTATTTCCACAACAACTAGTAAAAAATGGTGTCCCATCAGATGTAAATTGAATTCTTGAATCGCAAACTGCTTTGTATTCTTCAGGATTAGCAAAAGCATCACCTGTCTTTTCGCCAATACTTAGTTTTGAACCACCATCAACCTTACTAACTGATGCTAAAACAGTGTCTTTCGGACCAGTTGAAGCTCTGCCTTCAATCAGTTTAAGTTCATCAGTCATGCCAGGAAATTTTTGATTTATTGAATCAATGCTTTTTGCAACTTCTTGCATTGCCTGTGGGGTCATGTGAGCATTTGAGACAAGACTTTTTTCGTCGATTGTAATTTCGTTCTTAGACCCCCATGCGTGGACATCATCCCAAGATTTAAATGAGTTGCTTCCACCACCACTACCAAATCTTCCGTGATTGTCACGAGGCTGGTCGGGGTTGTAATCCTTTATAACGTCAGTGTTAATAGATTTAGAGGTTTGTGGGTCATAACCAAACTCGTTAATACTGTCTCCATTAAACCAAAGGTCTTTAGCCGAAATCTCTTGACTAAGAACACGACCCTCGCCTCCCAAGTTTGATTGATTGTGCTGCTCAGCGTAAGAAGGTGACAAAGTTACCCAGTCACCAGCGTTAATTTGGGAAACATCACTAGGGACTGCTCTGTAAATTGTTACTTTAGCTTCTGGATTATCTTTCATATCCATAATTGCTTTAGTAGATTCTTTGTCCCATTGTGCGTTTCCCGTTCTGTATAAATCAGGGTTTTCGTAAAAACCAGGAGTCATTTCAGAAATGTCAAAAGCAGGAGAACCAAAATCGTCAGCTCTGCTTGGAGCTGAATGTCTCATACGGTAATCGGTTGATTCTGGTTTAGATTCACTTGAATCTGCACCACCGCCGGAACCAAAGCGACCACGTTCGTCACGAGGCTGATCTGGATTGTATTCTTTAGTAGCTAAACCTTTTGTGTTATCGCTTATCTGCGCTTTCACAACATCTTCAGCCCAAGCAAGAACGCTGTCTGGCATTGGGACTGTTCCCTTAACCAAGAAGTAAGCGTCATTGTTTAGCTTGTCTGCAAGTTTCTCGTTGATGGCTACAAAGTCAAATGCTCGCCACTTGCCTGTCTTGTTGCGAGACTTGACAAACCGTGCAAACTCTCGAATCTCTTCAGCCTCAACTGATTTGTCGGCTGTCTTAGCTTCTACGCTAGGCGACGGCGTACTGCTTTCGTTGCTACCTTGGTTTTCTTTTGACGGGCTGGTTTGGCTTTGAGTGTTTTGTTTTTGTGGGACTTGGTCCTGGTTCGCTTGGTCACTTGAAGGTCCTGTCTGTCCAATTGTTTCGCCTGATGTGTTAGTGGTGAGCTGACCGTTGAAGAATACTGGGCCTGATCCTGTAAGAACGAATGGCTCGTCGGCTTCTGCAGAATCAAATAACGGCATTCCTAGTTCGCCACGACTGTCGTTAAGGGTAAGCATTCCAGCGTTGACCGCAGTGGAAAGTGCTTTGTACTTATTCATCTGATCCGAAGAAGATGTGTCGTCTGTAAGGCTAAAGGTAATGCTCTCGTCCATGCCAAGGTGCTGACGGCAAAGAGTGTTTACCATGTCCACAATAAAGTTAATTGTTGGCTTTGTAGAAACTGTTTCAGCTGACTCTGATTCCCCGTCATGTGAGCCTTTGCCCCCACCAAGTCCAGCACGAGAGACAACACCAACTTGAGAAGGTGCTACTCCGAAGATTGCAGCAATACGCTTGGCAATGAACTCGTCATAGTCTGACTTATACTTTTCGTCAATCTGGTTTGTCTGCACTACCTTCGCTCCACCTGGGAGTGAACGGATTTGCTGACGATTCTGAGTCATGCCTGAGTAGTAGTCGTTCAGGATTCTGTCGTTGTCTGCGAGCTGCCATAGTTCTAGGGCGCTGTCAGTTTCAAGGAACATCGCTGGAGTTGATCCTGCTTTGTATTCAGCAAGCAGCCATTCCTGGCGGTTGACGTAAAGGTCTGTGTACTGTAGGCACTGCTCAACAGCCGAGAAACCGTAAAGCATCTTTGTCTGTGGGTGACCAATGAATACGTTAAGTGCGTCTGATGGTCGAACTGGTCCACGCTGTTCTAATGAGTTGAACTGAGCGTTGACTTCGTTAAGAGGTGAAGCTGTAAACTCGCCCCTAGGGTAGCCGAATAAGATTTGTTGGAACCCTGGGAGAGGCCACTGAGGAACCCTACCTTTGTCGTCACGAAGAATCTTAATAGTTGATGGGTCAATAAGGTCAAAGCCAAAACACTCACCACCAAGGTTGTAGTTAGGGTAGACAACCACTTCGTCATACACCAAGTAGTCCCACATAGCTTGGCTAATCCATGAGCGCCAGTTCTTGTATTCCAATGGAAATGGATTGGCGAATGCTGCGGTCATTTCAGCAACTTGGTCTGCGTACTTGTCACGAGCAATGGTTGAAGCCTTGGCGTGTGAGCAGTTTTCTTCTGCCATGATTGCAGAAACAGCGTCATCTGAGATTTCAAACGACCATGCCATCTTGGTGATGTCGTCAATGCGAATAGTGATGCAACGAGAGATGAGGTCTACGTTGCGAGCAGCCCATTCCAGTTTGCCGAATGGCGCTGGCTCTTGGGTAATCATTAAGTTTTCAGCAACTTGGTACTGAGTAATACGAGGTTCAGCTCGACCCGTTACTGGATTGACTGGGTCAATAGCACCTGGAAATAGTGGAGTACCAGGGTTGAACGCAGCACCAAAGGCTGACATTGGACGTGATAGAGGTGTGGCTGCAACGACTTGCTGTGCCATAACTGGAACGCCAGTCTGAACAGGTGAGCCTTGTAGTTGACCACTCTGCATAGCCATAGCCATAGGAGCGCCAGCCTTGTTGAGTTCATCCATTACGCCCTTGACAATCTCGGCGGTCTTGTCTTTACGGCTGAATAGAGCCACTTCTACCTCTTTTGGAATTGTGGGAATCCAGCATTGAGACTGTTGATGCGTTGTTCGGTTGCTGGGTTGAACTTATGAAAGCAGACCTTACAAGCTGTGTCGGTCTTAAAATTTGATGCGCTGCAGTTAGGGCAAGACATTGTTGATCCTGAGAAAGCAAGGTCAAATTTACTAGTCTGAGTTGTTAGTGAAGTGATGCCGTGAACGAGAGCGTCGAGTCGGTCTGGTGATTCGCCTGAGTCTGGGACCCATTCAATCATCTGTGTCTCTAATGCGCTTAAGTTGCCTATGTGTGAAACTCGGCCTTGCTCGTAGAGCGAAGCAATCGGTTCAGCACGAAGGCGTTTTCCGACCTTGGCTGTTACGCCAACCACATTCATGTACGGATTGATTTGTTTCAGTGTGGTTTCAATAAAATCGCCCCCCTGATTTTTTTCCACAATGACTACCGAGGCTTGGTAATCCTCGTAAGCCATGTTGACTCGGTTAGACCAACCCATAGGCGTATCTTTGCAGCTCTTGTCTGCCATAACGTAATAGCGTCCGTCAGCACCTAAGCCAACAACAATGATTCCTGTTTCGTCACTGTTCTCGCCTGATGTTACGGCTGGGTCAACTGCTACTACAACCCTTGTGAAGTCGTTGTAGTGCTGCACCCTCTTATCGTCAATCATTGTCTGGGTGAATAATGCGCCAGGTGTGTCTAGTAGAAGTTCGCCATAAAGTTCTTGTCTACCAAGGCGTGTGCCTTCGTATCGTGACTTAAGTTCTGCTAATGCAGCTTCAGATAGGTTGTCTGCATTATCGAAGGTGGAACCACGAGTAACGACTACAGAGCCGTCTGTGCGACTCATCCATTCTCGGATCAGTTTCGTTGGGCGAGG